CGCATTTGCAACTAACGCAACTCTTGGTGCAGCTGCTTCATGGACTCGTAAGATGGACGCACTAAACCTAGGCATCTTGCCTATCTTCCACTCATAAGACATAGGAGGAGCTAATGGCTTTAGTTCTAAATACAAATAGCTATGTAACTATAGCCGATGCTGATACTTATTTTGAAACTCGAATTGATGCCGCTGAGTGGGATAGTTCGAATGACGAAACCAAGGAGCAAGCTCTAGTTACAGCCACTCAATTAATTGATGAACGTCATTGGATTGGTGCTGCTGTTAGCTCTTCTCAGGCTCTAGCGTGGCCTCGTAAAAATGCAATTTACTACGATCCCCGAATGGGTCAACAGATCACGGTTGCAAATGACGAGGTTCCGTCCCAAGTTAAAATTGCAGTATATGAACAAGCTTTACATCTTGTACAAAATGAAGACTTACTAGCTCAGAAAATTCAAACTTTTGAAAGTATTTCTGTTGGTAGTATTAGCTTGTCAGATAGCAATAATGATGTAACAAAAACCTCTATTACGCCCTCTATAATTATAAGACCATTAAGACCTTTAATTCGTCGAGATGGAATTGGTATGGGTGGTTCTTGGTGGAGGGCTAATTAATGTCATTATCTGCAAAAGTAAGTGCAGCTGTTAATAAAGCATTTGCGGCTGCAGGTGATTTAGTTCAAACAGCAACACTATCAAGTAAAAATGTTTCTGGTTATGATTTTGCTTCAAGATCAACAGTGAGCACAGCCTCTACTGTAGATGTAGAAGTTATTATACAAACTGCTCAGAAGGCCTCAGGAGAAGGTTTTATAACCACTGCCCTTATGAAGTCTGGAGTAGATTTGTCTGTTTATGACACACTTACCGTAGGCACTAAGTCTTACAGTATTGTTGATTATAGTGATAATAACTTTGTGATTGAAGCACAATTAAGTCGAGAGGTTAAGTAATGTTTGATAATGTATTAGACGATATTGAAGGTGTTTTTGCATCATCCTCTTGGACTAGTAACAATATAGACGTTTATCCTGATAACTATCAAGGTACAATTTCTGATGAAACAGAATTTTGTAGGCTTAATGTTATGCCTTCTGCAAGTGAAAATCTTGCTTATGGGGGTAATAAGGAATTATCAGGTCTAGTTGCTGTTAAAATCTTTGTATCTGCTGGTGAAGGCCAGTCTCGTATTATGGAGATTTCAGATACACTTGATACTGTATTACAATACAAAAAACTAACTAATGGGACAGAGCTACACACATCTTATTTAAATGTGGAAGGGTTAGACCCATCTAATAAAGCACTGTACAGTGCCAGTTACATAATACCATTTAAAATTTATGGAGAATAAAAATGGCTCATATTTCATCTTTGGGTGCAGGTATTTACTCTTACCTAGACATCTATAGCGGCAGCACAGTAGCAGCATCTGAAACGGCTTCAGGCTATGCGGCATTGTTTGCTTCTGCTAACTCTGCGGATATTTCTCGTATGCCTTCTGTACGTGAATTTCCTTCAATCGGTACTCCTGCTAACATCGTTAACGTTCCTGTTTTCGGCCAAGCGACATCTTCACAGGTGCAAGGTCAAGCAGACGCTCCTTCATTGGAAGTTACAGTTAACTATGTAGCAGACGATATGGTGGATTTCCACAACTTAGTAGGTCAAGAAGTTTACTTCCGTTTCCTAATGTCAGACGAAGCAATCGATTTGACAACATCACTAGGTGCAACAATTGCAGCTAACAACACAGAATTTTACTTTAAAGGTAAAATCGAAGCGATTCTAGTTAACCCTGCGTTGACAGACGCCACAACAGCTACAGTTACACTGTCTGCTCAGTCTGACTTCTTTGGACCAGCAACAGTAGCAGCTTCTTAATAGCTGACGTTTAAGAAGGAGGCTCCCTCTGGGGGCTTCCTACTAGTTTGGAGAATTATTTTATGGATAAACCATTTAGTAAAACATTTGTTATGCGTACTACATTTCGTCATATGAGACGCAGTGTAGATATTAGTATTAGAAAGAGTTTTGAGCGTTTTCAAGACTTTGACAATAACTCTGAAATGGGTAAAGAGATTATGGAAACTCTAGACACCCTTCACAAGGTACGTAAAATGCTTGATGACTTTCAAGCTCATAACCCTGCATTATTTACAGAAAAAGATAAGATTATTTAAGGAAATATTATGAAACATTTAGTTGGAAAACAGATTACAAAAAAAGTATCATTTATGGATGATGAAGTTGAAATTAAAAAGCTATCAGTAGGTGAAGTTTTAAAAGTACAAACTATTATTACTAAATCTACAAAATCTAAATCAGATGATGCTCAAGTTCAACTTATTCGTGATGTAATTAAATTAGCTGTAATTGGTGCAGATGAATTAACAGACGATGATTTTAAAAAGTTTCCTTTAGCAGAACTAAACTCTCTTTCTGAAGAAATTATTTCTTACTC